AAGGTCAAACAGAATCTTGAGAATTCAGGTTTCAAAGACTCTATCATGAAGGAGTTAACGGAGAAGTTCTATCAGGAAGACTTCAAGGAGAAGTTGAATACAAACATCAATCTAGTCGGAGTTGGCAATGGTGTTCTTGATTTGACTGCAACACATCCTGTTACTGGAAAGTTGTACGTTGAGTTTCGAGAGGGAAGACCAGATGATATGATTAGTCTTCAAATGGGAAAGCATAAGGTCTATCCGGCTCTAAATTATAATCCATATGACCCCAACAATCAGCATAATGCTGGAATCCGTGAATTCTTTCGGAAGTTGTTTCCAAAAGATGACCTGCGGGAATATTTCTTTACTCTTCTTTCGGCTTGTCTCTTTGGCCGGAACACTGAGCAGAAATTCTATATTCTTCAAGGTGAAGGCTCAAATGGCAAATCTGCGCTTATGCGATTTATTGAGATGGTATTTGGTGAATATCAGTGTGCTACACAGGCTACTCTTGTAACGCGGAAACAGGATGGTTCAGGCTCAGCTGCTCCTCAGCTGATTAAGATGCGAAATATGCGATTTGTCGGCCTACAAGAGCCCGAGGAAGGGGAGAAGATTAACTCTTCACTCATGAAGCAGCTTTCAGGTGAAGATATGATTTCTGCTCGTGCTCTATATCAGGACTTAGTCACCTTTGCGATTACTGCTCGTATCTTCCTTTGCTGTAACCGCTTTCCACCGGTCAACAGCATTGATAATGGTACTTGGCGTCGTCTTCGTGTTATCAAGTTTGAGTCAGAGTTCCGTGACCCCGAGGCATTCAAGGATGATGCTCATATCAAGGAGATGGCAAAGAAGAATATTTATCCTAAGGAGCCGAGTGTAGAGAAGTCAACTGAGTACGGATTTCCCGCTTGGCGCGAAGCCTTTCTTTCTATGCTAGTTCACTACTATGAGAATGTCTATCTTGTAAAGGGACTGGTGGAGCCTCCTTGTATCAAGGAAGAGTCCGATAAGTACAAGTCTGACAATGACTCCTTTGCCCATTTCATGCAGGAGCGTCTTGTTGTTGAACTCGGTTCTGAGTTGGATCACAAGGATATCCTCAAGGAGTATAAGGTGTGGCTTCAGTCAGAGCCCGATAAGAAGAAATTGTCTCCAGCAGATGTCCGCCAGAAGTTAATTGATAAGTTCGGAAAGCCGCTTACACGAAAGGGCAAGGAGATGTTCCAAGGTGTGCGTATTGCTGGCTTGCTAGAGGATGTAAGTGGAAACTATGTGGAACCACAAGTGGAACCTCCAGTAGAAGAACCAGCAGAAGTCTCAGAAACGGAAGAAAAGACAGAGACTATTGTTACAGAACAAGAGTCGCTAACTATTATTGAACCTGTGGTAGAAGCCAAGAAGGCCGGAAAGCCAAAGAAGAAGTAGTTATCCAAAGAGTTGTATCAAATATAAAAGAAGAAGCGGAACCGAAATCCACATTGCTATAATAAGACTCTGCTGTTTTGAACTATCAATTGGTAATCCGAAAATAGCCATGCTAGTTGAGATTAGAATTACAAGTACAGCAGACCAAAATGCCGTTAAAATCCAATTATCCCAATTGCTCCAGAATGGGTTACCTTGAATAGTAAGTGGACCAGCAGAAAGAAAATCGCGACGATAAAATTTATCTTTATTTTTTAAATCTTTGATATTTTGCTGCGTATCTTTAATCTTTTTTTCCAGATAGGCCTTATATTTTCCCTGTGATGAATCAGGTTTTGAAGTACCTTGAACAATCTTGCTTAATGTTTGACCATTTACTAAAAAAACATCAAGTGTCCCCTTTTCATTGTTAAATTCATCCTCTTTCTTATCAGCCTCTCGTAGAAGTCTCTGTATTTTTTCGGTATTATCCTTCGGTATGAGCGACGGTTGTTTCGCTTCTATTGTTTTATTTGCTATTTCTTGAATTTTCTGTGCTAGAAAATTAGACATTCCCTACACTTCCTTATTATTTTTCCATCATCAAGAAGGAGGTCCACCAGGAGGAGGTCCACCGGGAGGTCCGCTTATAACACCGCCGCCCATATTAGTCATTCCAGCAAAGTTGCCACTCATCAGATTTCCACTCATTTGACCAAGACCCGCTGCCGCCGCTTCCGCCGACTTACAGAGGTCACCCGCCTTGAGAGTACCAGGATTATCAGAGAACTTGCGCTTATTCCAGTAGCGTACGTCACGAGTGTAGCGGGTGTAGTTGAAGCGGTAAAGAGCCAGGATTGCCGCCGCAGAAGCAATGATAAAGACAATATACTTACCGAAGATCCACGGAAAAAGATTCATCTTACCGAGCATGATAACAATCATGGAAGAAACCATGGCCAGGAAAGCCACTTGTAAAAAAAAGAGAGACTCTAGTTTATTCTGAGCATACCACTCATTCACTAGGAATTGACGCTTAGTATTATCCATATCAAATCTAAGAGAGCTCGTATTAGCTTCCGCAATTGAGACAATGTTATTTTGAGCGCGATTCAAATCACCGTTACGAACTTCATAATAACGGGCGTGGTGATCCATATCCATGTAGCGGCCCATGTCGTAGAATGCCTTTTGAAAATTACCGCGCTTGATTTGGAGAGTCTCGTCGGCTTGTTTATTTTGTCTTTCTGACGCATATTGTTGAGACTTGACCGGGTCTCCCATCAACTCGGACTTGAACTCAATCTTCTCAATGTCGTCTAATGCCATAGACGCATTTACTAACATTGTGTGGTAATCAGTCATTCTCTCTAATCTAATTAAACATAAGTTTTATTGGATTAGAAATTTAAAAGAATACATTAAACACTCTGACTGTAGGCAGTATATACAACACCCAGAGCAACCACATTTAGAATCGCAAAAACGGTAATCTGTACACGAAGAGCACGGTTCTTTTCCTCAGTGTAAGCCTGCATTTCACGCTGTGTGCTCAGACGAAGATTACTTGCCGTCAATTTGCGCTTGATGTCCGCAAGTCGTAAAATATTATTATTAATAGCACTATTACCGTCTACGTGGCGTTGACGAAATGAATCAACGCGCTTAGCTCTTTCATTTGCGACCGCATTCATAATTTCCAGGAGACTTTGTAGACGTTTATTCATGTCAGTTGTTGCTCCATTGAGCGACATGGAAAGTGTAACATCGTCCTTGTTATCAGACATAAGAAGTCTTAAATACTTGCGTAGCAGATACGCATAGCGGTTCTCATACCAGCAATATTCCTGCTTTACTTTCTTATAGAATTCCGAATCTACTGCGACTTGGTCGTCAATTAAAGTTTTATTGTCAGGGAGCAAACCATTTGTCTTGAGGTCTGTTATCTTAGACATTAGTACTTCAGTAGGAATTCTCTGCTTGTCATCCAACTCAAATCCCGAAAAACTGATGCCATTCGGAAATAATATAAGGGCACTCGTGTCATTAATTGAAACATCGGCCGCACATCCATCTACCGGGCCTGCTAAGATGGGTAGGTCCTTGCGGAAAGAATAGTCTTGTGCGCTTGTCATCCTATTCTATCTCTGTAATTTTGTCTCATTAAAATTCGTCCTGTGATAGGAGTTGGTGAACTTGTGATACCAGCAGAGAGTAAGGCACGTTTGCCAAATGATGATACTAAATATAAGGCAAATGTCCAAAAAAGAGCAACTACAGCCATCATATAATATGGATTGCTCAGAGGTTTCATCATTAAAAAACTGATTGTATGAGGAGTTTTATCTCCACGACCCATTAATGACGAGACCTGTTCTTCGCGGGTTTCTTTCCTATGCCGAAGCGTATTCTCTTCCAGTTGAAGCCGCTGTAATTCTTTTTCTTTTTGTAAAATTGGTTCTTCAAGATTGCCTGTTCTTTCCCGCAGATCTTCAAGCGCATCTTTTATTACAATACCCAGACGAGATAATTCTTCTCTTACATTAGTCATCTGTGCTTCTATTTCATTGAGTTTTGACATATTATCAACATCCGTTTTAATCGTTTGTGTATACTGTTCCTTTAAGGAATTGAACTGCGATTCCAGAGTATTTCGTTTCATTTTCCAGGCGTATTCATTGTCACTTGTCCAGGACATCTCTATGATTTACTCCGGATTAAGATATACATAATCTATATCCTTCAGACATACCCGCAGTAGGTGAAGGACGCGTAATCTTGATAACTTCGCCGGGAGTTACACCTAGCCATCGTGCCTGCATATCAATATGATACTTAATGAAGGGAAGACGATTGAGTGTTACAAGATTCAACTGTTTCTTTAGTTCAGGAATCGCATCTGCTAGAACACGCTCATGCTTAGGTACAAGTACATGCTTACTAGGATTTAGAATAAGCTGCTTGATGTGAAAGAAACTGATTTTTACTTTCTTTTGCCAGGCTTGTCCAGCAACCAAATCAAATGACTCATGATATGCTTCTCCAAGAATAAAGACATAATCAGTATTTTCCGGGCTTTTAATATGCTCCCAACGCCCTTCGCCTTCAAACTCCTTGCGTTGAATTGTTGCCTTAATCTTTTCAAAGATGAGATAAATCACTTCACAGAATTCATAGGGTGAAGGAGGCGCATTTTCACGACGCTTTACGCGAATCTTAAGAGGCGCTGCACCCGTTTGATTCTGCGAAGCCATTGCTAGACTATAAACAGCCGAAGGTGCTTGGTCTAGATAGGGAGTTGTGTCATAACCGCGGGCCTCTAGCAGTTCAAGTACTATAGGCCTACTGCGCAATACTAAATCTTTGATTTCGGGGTCCATTGCCTTTCTATATTAATCCTGCGTATTCAAATTTTAAGCGGGCGCATCCATATCAGCCTTTTCAACACGAATGGTCACCGGCCCCTTATCGGCTGCTTTGGATGGTTCAGCCACTTTACTTTCATTTCCACCTTCCTGCTCTTTCACTAATCTATTAAGAGCAACTCCCTTCCTCTTGTGAACATAGGCGGAACTCCCTGTTGCTGGCCTGCCCGCTCCCTTGCCTTGGGCCTGCGAAGGCAATACAAGCGTAATTACATTTGTGGCTCCGCGGCTCATATTAGGCTGATCTACACTAAAGCTACCACCGCGTTGATTGGGCGGACCTGCGGCTGCTACGGGTTCTCCAGGTAGTGTAATTTGAACAGTCTCAGGCGGCGGTCCTGCTTCCTGTGCTACGGCCAAAGCGGCTTCAGCTTCCTCTGCTCTTTTCCGTTCCTGATCCAATAAACTTGCGTTTACAGCGGGCTGCTGCTCAACTTCAGGTTCTTTCTCCACTTGTACGCGGATTTCCTCTATGGCAACACCTGCTGCTCCTGTCGCAGATGAACTCGGTAATTCAGGCGCTATAAAGGGAGGTAACTCAGCCAATTCAATTCTTCCTTCTTGGACCGACGCGCTCCAATCCCATGTCTCATCCTTGAGTCGAGCCGCCGACCCCGAATTTACAAATCGCATCCCTAAATTCATATATGTTGCTAATTCCTGATTTAATAGTTTGAAAGCATACGGCATGTTTACCTTTGTAAAGGTTGCGCGACTGCGGGTAATCGGCTTGACCATTTGTATTGTTTCGGCCGTTTCACCCACAAACCGCACAGGGCCGTCACAAGAAGGACACACAAAGAGACCTTCCGACTCATTATAAATAGGCATTTGGCCGCAGCTGTTACATACATAGAAAGACGCCTCGTCGGAGCATT